AATAATCTATAGTTTGAATTGTCCTAGTTGATCGATCTATTCTAGGTTCTCTCCATAGTGTATCTGATATAGGTAATTGTAATCTACTTTCCATCTTTAACCTCTTCATCGGTCGTATCTATCTCAATAGGACCTGCTTTTATTTTAACTCCGAATCTTGTGAATCTATATATAATTGCCATAACTATTAGCAATACTATAATCATAGAAAACCATAATGGAAAACCTAACCATATCTCTTTCATACAAACTCCTTAACCCATTCTACTTTGTCACCTGCTAACAATGCATCCCATGTAACCCCTACGCCCCTGCAATTAGGATCAGATAGGAACCATGTATCATTAGTATAGTAGGCTCCCATGAAGTGAGTACCATGTATATTAGTTATCTTCATCTGATATACTTTACCGTTAGTTCCTGTGAATGGTACTAGATGTGTTATAATAGCTGTGTTAGGAGTAATCTCTTTTAGTATCTCTTCTTTCTCCCAATCTAAGTAACCGAATCTATTTACAGCACCACTCTTCAATCCCCATGCTAGGAACTTAGTATATGTCATTTCTATCTTACTATCTGCTAACAGCACAGCATAGAATGTCTCTGCATTACAATGTGTAGTAGCATACTTAAGTGCATCCTTCATTGTACAGCCATAGGCATTTTTAATAGAGTCAGGTAGCATAGACATAATACCAGTTCTCTCAGGATGCTGATTGTTGTTGTATATAAAGTCGTTTAATATCTCAGATGGTTTCAACGAATTACCTCATTCTCCGGTATAGATCTTCTTACTGTGTCCTCGAATCTAGCACCTTCTATAGCTATCTGGTATTCCTGCTTGTACATCTGTGATGCCTGCCATTCATTCTGGTCTAGCTTAATATCTGCCATAATGTGAAAAATAATAGCTTCACAGCAATATACGCTAAAGTCATCTGAATAAGCTCTGAATACCGCTATATCATCTATCTCTACCGGAAGTAAGAATTTCCAGTAAGTAAGATATAGTATTCTTACAGCATTAGGTAAAGGATAAAGATGTATGTTGGATCCATCTATCTTCATAGTATTAGGATATTCTACTGCTGTATTATCTGTAAGCAGGTTATAATCCATGTCCTGTACCAACCCTATCTGAGTTAATACAGGTCCCATGTAGTTCTGTAGATTAATCTGAAAGTATGTCTTTTCTATCTCTTTGAATCTCTCAGGTAAAGCATATACTCTTTGATTAGGGATTGTAGTAATAGTTGTGGTTATAAGAGTAAACCAGAAGTTATAGTCCCTGTTTATCATCCTCTGGCACGCTCTTATCTTCCGTCTGATATATGCAGGCATATTCTCAGGAGGAGTAGTAGTAAATGCCTTAAGCATTATCTCATCGTATATTTCACCGTATGTCATTCATCATCCTCTTCTAGCAATGTTGCTATAATATCATCTTCTGTAGCATCAGGGATCTTGGCATATTCTTCCATTTCTCTACTTACCTTTTCTCTTACTTCTTCTTCAATCTTAACTCTTAGCTCTTCTTCGAGTTCTTTTCTTAACTCTACTTCTGCTACCTTACGAGCTTCTATCTTAGCCTGTTCTGCTATAGGATCGCTAGTAGGTATGAAGTATCGCTCTCCGTCTACTATGCCTTGTGTATATTCTCCAATGATAGTCAGGTCAAACTTCTTATTCTCTACTCTCAGAAACTTATCTGTAGGATCTGAACCATCTACTCCATTTGACTGTTGCTGTTTGCTCTTGTATGATGCTGATATATCTATTGCTAATGATAGTGCTGATAGTGCTTCTTCGGGTAGAAAGTGTACTGCCCCATCCTGAACCATATACTCACTGCCATTAACATTGAATTTTCTCTGTTTTGAATACTCGCCTGACTTTCTGTCTACCCCTACGAATACTACTTTGGTTTTGAAAACCTTCTGGTCTACCACCCTTGATGGTAGTGATACTGTTGCCTTTTCCATTAAACTCTCCTTTTGTTTTGAATTGGCAGGAGTGTTACCCCCTGCCGATCCTTTAATATGCGAAAACTATCAAAGCCTTCTCTGCTACATTTACTTTAGTATTCAATCCCATCTTGATATATTTGTCAAGAACAATAGGTGCCTGCTGTGGTCCTACATCAATTCCTGTCAAACACTCCATATAGGTTGAACCTGCAGGTACGAGCACACTTGTGAATGAATCTCCAAGTGCAAGATCATCACCTGTTCCTGCTGTTATTGCGAATGTTACACCCTGAGCCATTACTGTAGCTACTGTAGATGCACCTGTTACTACTGGTCCTACAACTACTCCGTCAGGCATAGTAGCTGTCATTTCTGCTGTAGCTACATTACCTGCTTTAGTACATACAAGGGTCATAAGTCCTCTCGTTTTACCGGAGTATGTACCTGCCATAGCGGCAGATGTACCACCACCTGTGTTAGCCGCATTAACAGCTATAGCCCCAACTGATGCTGTACCTGCGGTATTAAGTGTGACAAGAGCTGAATTCCTTGCCATACCTTTCCACCATTCCATCTTACATCTATCTGTCTTGTTTGTTATGCAAACATACTTAGGCACGAATCCTGCCTTGAAAGATGTCTCAACTGCCGTAGCAGGAGTCGTATATGCGTATATATACTTGTTTCTTTTAATTCTCATGCTTCCCCCTATTCTGCGTAGATAAGCAGAGATTCTGATAGGATATTAACAGTAGTATTAAGACCTATTGTAAATCCTTTTCTTCTTGTGATAGTTGAAGCTGACCCTACTGCACCGACAACATTTGTAGAAGTAGGGATAGTTGCAGGATATACTGTTCCTACTGTGATACCATTAGAAGTTACGAGTGTAACAACTCCTGTACCTGCAGTAGTAATAAGTGCTGAATCTGCCGCCATACCTTCAAACCACTCCATCTTGCTTAGAGATGTAAGGTTTTGCACTATAACGTGTCTTGGCTGAAATCCGCACTCTACTGAGAAAGCAATAGCTGTTGCAGGTGTGGTTACTTTTCTGAGATATTCATCTCTATATTTTTCGCTACTCATAGGTTTTACCTTTATCCTTATTTTTTTTGTGGTATGACGCATGACATTTATGACATACTGAAATAATATTATCAAGTTCGTCACTTCCACCGCATTTTAAAGAGATTATATGATGAACGTGAAGTTTAAAAGTATCAATTCCACACTTAACACATTTAAAATCATCTCTTACTAATGCTCTCATTCTTGCTCGTTTCCATTCTTTAGTATGATAGTATGGATCGGCTTTCTGATATATTCTGGGCTTCTTGTTCTTTTGTTGGTATTCAAGTCTACATTTCATTGAACAGCAGTTCATAGTTGTTGTTCTTTTTATTTCAAACTCTTTACCACAGTTAAAACATGTCTTATTTATTCTTCTTCTTTTAGACATATGATAACAGTATTCAGAACAATATTTACCCATCAACCTCCTTTCAACATCAAACATAGTGCCACACATTGCACATTTACATTTCTTTAATGTTCTTCCGGTCTTATGTTCATATCTGCATTTATTAGAGCAGTATTGTGCTTTTGTCTCTCTACATTTATGAACACTAAATTCTTCTCCACACTTTAAACATTTTTTAGTTATCATATGTATTCCCTCTGATTACAAGAGAATACATACTCAACTATTTGTCAACCATAAAAGGTTGTAGCGTAATTAATAAAATTACGCTGTAGTAGCACACTCATAACGATACATACGATCCTCGTCAAGAATCTTAGCTGTGAATCTGATCTTCCATCCAACAGTACCAAAAAGGTCAAGAGGTCCACCATGAGTAGACTTGTCATGTCTGATTGTTTTCATTCCACCGTCACAATCGATAACACCGTAAGCATCCTCACCAACGATAAGGCACTGATGTACGTCATTTCTGCTTGTTCCAGACACATCTGTAGCGGCACAACCAGATGTAGCGGCAACTGCTGTAGCACCACCAAGAGCTACCGGAGCTTCTGTAGCAAGTATGCAACGGAAGTAACCGAATGAACCGCACTCGTTCTCTTCTGCAGATCCCTGAGGATAAGTAGCTACGTTTCTGAAACCTGTGATAGCTTCAAGATCGTAAAGAACTGAAGGTGAGATGAACATGAACCATGACTGATTGATAGGCTGTGTTCCAACCTGTGTGCTTCCTGACATTGAAGGCTTGAAGTAAGGAACCTTTTTAGCCTGCATTGCTCTTGCGATAACTCGAAGGTCAGCGGCAAGAATTCTGGAAGCTACGAGAGTTCTGTTTGCAACTGCGTTTGCGAAATACGCAGAAGTACCACCATGGATTATGTCTCTTGTGATCTCATCGATGGTTTCAACTCCCTGCCATGAAGCACGTTCCTGAGCTACTGCTACAACCGGATCAATCCTGTAGATTTCGCACTCTTCTGTGAGTTCGAGATATCCACCATATAGAGATACGGTAGCTGTGATAGTAGACTTCTCTAGTTTCTGAGGATCAGGGTTTACACCTTCTGCCAGAGAAACAGGCTGAGTACCGAGTATAGGGTACTTACTGAATCTTACAGTATCGTTTTCTTTAACCATTCTCTTCTGACCATATCTAGCATAGATACGAGCGGATTTCAATGGTTCGAGTAGAGTCTTATCATAGAAAGCATCTACTTCTTTTGCGATATCTGCTGATGTGGTTTGTCCTATAGCCCATAGAACTATGTTTCTGGAAATAGTGGACACTAAATGTGCCATTATAAATATTAATATTCTCATTGTATTATCCTTAATTTTTATTAACTACAACTGGCTCTTAACCTTGTTGAAGTATGCTTTAAACTCCTGATCTGTCATCTGTGTCACTGGTTTAACTGTAGTGGTAGCTGAACTTGGCATACCTGATAGTGTCTGTGGCAATGAAGCATTTTTCTGCACTCTATCTATCAAATCCTGTTGGCTATTCTTTTGAGAAATATTGCCATACAATGGATGTGCCGTTGCTATCCACTCTAGTTTAGCGAGTTTACCCTCTGCTGTGGGTACCGCCTCAACCATATCTGCCAGATTTTTATCCATATTACAAAGCTCAAATGCTAGATTCATCTTATCAGTATAACTGGAATCCTCTGATTTCTTACGCTCTGCTATGGTTTTTACTTCAGCAACCAGTCTATCTTCGCTCTCTTTCTGCATACGCTCATAGAGTTTCATTTCTATTAGCTGTTCTACATCTTCAACGAATGGTACGGAATCCTTTTCGAGATTTCTTATGTTGGCGTATGGATCACTAGTTTCAGCAGGTGAAGGTCGATTTCTAAGGAATTCATTATATTCCTGTAATCTCCTCGCTTTATCCTGTTCTGCCATTAATGCTCGCTTCATACCTTCAAAGTCAGGTGTCGATTCTACAACCTGCTGTGTCTCTGTATTCGTAGTCTCCGTAACTGGTGCTTCTGAAACTGGTGCTTCTACACTTACATCACTAGCTGTTCCTAGGTCGCTACCACCTAAAATTTCTTCTGACATTGTATTCTCCTATTGTTTTAGATAAGTCTCTTTAAACTTGCTAATCTCTCCCTGAACCTTAACCTTATCTTCGCTATCATCTTTCGCTAATTTGTCAATCTTTTTATCCCAATTGAACAATCTTTTGGTCATTAACTCAAATAACTTAGTATTAACCTTAGGATCATTAAGATTTTGCATAGCCCATTCCATCCAGAAAATCTCACTTAAAGCCATGCCATTTATAAATACTTCATAGTATTCCTGCAGTTTCATTAGCTTCTCATGTTCTGTAGCTGTAAGACCTATAGCTGTAAACGCCTGTGCTATATGCCTACCTGCTCTGAATGAATCTGTTACTATATCCTCCCATCCTTTAGGTAGACCAAAGAACATGCCTTCTACGGATCCTTCTGGAAAATTCATTACATACCTCCTTGCGGTATTCCTGCTTGTGGATTAGGTTCACCCATAGGCATCTCCGGCTGTTCAGCTTTCTGCATTTCTGCCTGTAACATCTCAGGTGGCACTCCTCTATCAGCTAGTTCTCCTAGCATCTTAGCTGTCATAACTGATGATTGAACATTCATGTTATCTGTCTTTGCTTTCTCATTACCTGCTTTCTGTGCTATCAATGCCTGCTCTACAGCTTTCTGCTGTGCTTCCATCTGCTGTGCCTGCATCTTTCTCTTCTCTATACGTTCTTTGAACTTACGTAGCTCTGCGGCATCCATATTCCATAGTTCTACAAAGTCCTCAGCTTCAAGACCTTCTACGCCATACTGTTGCATCTTCATGAGATCTTCTAGTCTAATCTGTTTATTAGTAGGGCTGTATGTAGTTTCGTCTATCTGAATGTCATGATCGAAGTCTTTTACATCTATTAGGTCCTGTTCTGTTATCCATTCGTATTCCTGTCCTAGAATTCTTTTTATCTTATCTAGTGTATAGAATTGGAAAATCATGCCAAGAGCTACTTTCCCTAGGAGCATAAAGGCATAGTTAAAGTTGTCTGTGAGTTCTCCTACCTTTGCAAGACCCTGCATCTGTCTTAGCTGTAAGCCTTTAGCTGAGTCTACATTAGTCTGATTACCCATCATATCAGGTGGTAAACCTATCTTATTGAACTTCTGCTCATTGATTTCAGCCTGTTGCATCATAGCTACCGGAGGTTGTGCCTGTGGCATACGATCTATTGATTTACCTTGGTTACGCTGTATTACAGGGGCAGACATACCCTTGGTGAGTATTCTCATGTCGTCTACTGCACCTTTGTCTACTATCCATCCGTCATGGATTGTTCTGAGCATATAAGCTAGTTGATTACTATTCCACTTATTAATCTCCCTTTGAGGATCTTTAAGAGGATCTACTATACTAGAGATCTTATCTCTCCATGTTTCCATAGATTTATTATAGAACCCGAATATAGGTACGAATGGGAATAGGTTAGAGTCATATGGAGAAGGACCATCAAATGCAAGTATATCATCGTTAATTGTTACAGTATATGACATAACCTGTTTAGATTTCTTAACCTCTGTATATCCATCGATTAATCTCATCTGTGCTATATCTTCTTCCATGTTAGCATACTGTTCTTCCGTAAGTTCCATCTGCTGTCCACTTACGAATATAACATATACTTTCTTAATCTCTCGTTCCCATAGTTCTTTTATTACGCACTTATCTTTTAATCCTGATTCTTCTAGTACATAGTAGTCTGATTTATAGTCAGAGTTAGATTTCTCTATTTCTTCTGCAAGGTCAGGATAGAGTAGCTTGGCTATATGCTTAGCTATAGCTTTCCTCTTAGCTATGTACATACAGTCTGATAGAGCCATTTCTTTAGTATGAGGATCGAAGAATATGTCGAATGGTGAATCTGCAACTACTCTCAGGTCGCCATTGACTAGATCGTTCTTAAAGTCAATGTAAGGTGATAGCCACCCCATGCCACCTATAACCATATCCTTGAATGACTGAGATACAGCTATATATCCGTTACCCTTTCTCATAGAGTGATGTAACAGGTTAGAAGCTACAGAAGCTCTTACGTTGTCTCCTGTTTCCTCTGCCATGGCTCTGAGTGCAGTTTTGTTCTGCCTTTGAATACCGCATAGCATATCTACATTACCCTTGATAAAATTATATACCAAAGGTACTATATTATTCTTTTTGGATTTCTTGGCATCTGAGTCTAGCCATTGATCTCCTGCGTTCATCCTATGTGATTCTAGCATCTTATTAAACAAAGGTCCTACGGTGCCGAATGATTCATCGAACTTATCCTTAACCTTCTTAACCTTCTTATTTGTATTCTCGTCAATCATATGTCCCCCCAAAAACATTGTAGATCATTCCCTTCATCAAGAGGGGATTGAAAATATACTTCTTTCTTCTCTTCCACGTACTCACCTTCTGGATATATAATGTCTAATACGCAGATCCTTGCTAGAGTATCTAACATATCATCATTTTCTGTCATAGGGTACTTCAAGTATTCCTCGTTTATGAACTCAGATACAAGATCTACCACTCCACGTTCCTTAGTTAATCTATGCAGATTCTTAGGAAATAATATCTGACTCTCCTGAAAGAATTCTGTCAACATATTTATACGCTCGTCTTTACTCTTGTCATTACCCTTTAACGGCAATATAGAGAAATACACCCGTTCTTCATCCATCTTTATTAAAAAGAACTCTCTATCCTTCTGTGTACCGTATTCTTCATATGCTGTGATACTTATATTGTACTGCTTGTTTAAACGCTTAAGCATCTCCCATTTATCTTTTAAACCTATTCTATCTCTAAGCATATCGACAACATACAGCTTTCTGCCTTTACCTGCACCTATCAGGAACATAGATGTGTAATCTAGCCTTCTCTTAGTAGTAGACATCTCAGGATTAGTAGCAGGATCCACAACTATATAGTAGTTTAGATCCTCCGGTAGATCCTCATAAAATGATAGCCATTCTGATTTAAATTTAGATGATCCCTGTTTGAGTGGGATCTGTAGCATCTGAGCATAGTATACATTACCTTGCTTCTTTTTCTTCTGGTCGAGTGTTTCCCTAGATAGATATACCGGATATCCACCATACTTAGGATTACCCTGCTCGTCAACCTCTGCAGGAACACGTGATAGTTTATGTACTTCCATCTCCTCGATGCTCTCATAAAGATCTCCAAACCTGTATCTAGTGCCTATAACCTTCTCGATAGTGTCGTTTCCTCTACCTAGATTATCTGCCATCTTGTACGCTTCTAGTACCTTCTGCATCATGAAGTAGGTACCTATGTTGTTAAGGTCTACCAAGTCATCGATAATCTTGCGGTGATAGTGTCCACCTGTAGGCATAGAGTCAATAAGTCCGAAATAACCTACTCCTGCGTCCTTAAACTTAGATGTTTTAAAGAATAGTCCTGATTCCTCTGACCATCCTATGTCTCTCTGTTTACGTGGATCTGCATGGAATATGTCTGACCATATGGTCTTTAGCAGAGTATTTGACTCACAAGTACGTTTTATCAGCATAAAGTGAGGTCTGGCTATTGCTTTAGAGTTTGAGAAGATAGCGAATGTATATGTAGGATTGTTAATTAGTGTCCATAGAGTAAATGCGAATGTAATAAGTGTGGATTTCCAATGGTCCCTGCTCCATAAGTACAGCATATTGTTATTTAAGTCATCCTGAACCTCATAACATCGAGCTATGAGGAACGGATGATTGACCGGAAGTCCTAAAATTATGTAGCAGAAGAAGAAAAAATCCTGTTCTGCTACTGCTCTTAGCTTTTCTTTCCAGATTAGCGGTCTGTGAGACTTATCAAACGACAATTCTTTAAGTATTTCATCATACGGCAGTCTCCATCTATCCTCATGAATACCAATATCACGTAAAAATGGATCTGCGGGCTGAACTGTAATACTATTTTTCAAGGTTTAAACACCATGTCCTTAAGATGATCGATCTTGTCGAATATTTTATTGTGATCTTCCCTGTTCTTCGAGTGTAAACAGGAGTCACTAGCTATATGTTCTTCGAGTTTTTCCTTATATCCTCTCTGACGGTCTATAACTATGGCTACATTCTTGCTGAGATAAAAATAATGACCAATAACTGCACCGCAAAAAAGAACGAACTCAATAACGTATTTAATTTTAGAGGGCATATCTTCCAATTTCTTACTTCCTTGTACTTAGAATACAAAACCAGCTCGTATCGCTTCACTTTTCTTATCGTAATTAACCATGAACTCTCCGTAACCTCGAAAATATTGTACGAAAAGTCTAGGTTGTATTTTAGAACTAATTATTCTAAACGTCAAAGTACCCTCTATGCTACCTTTGCCGATCGGATTACCAGTTATTTTTACTTTAAGTTCCTCTTTGTCCAAGTACTCAACAGTTTTACTGCGGATCTTGAAGAACGCTTCTGCTTCATAGAACTTCTTATAGTCATTAATGTCTTTATTTTGCTCACTACGGTCGTAGTAGCCAAAGCCTTTAATATTGATACCAACATTATACACCTCACCAACTGATAATTGTATTTGTCCGTAATACTGATTGATTGAACGGTGGTCCGCACCCTCTACTCCGGTAGAACAGTGCTTAATAGGCGAGATTTGAATATAGTCTATTACTCCTGAGTCATAATCATTAAAAATATTGTGTCCTGATTCAAACTTATAAAATGCTTCCGGTTGATACATCGTATAAAATGTGTCTCTACCCTTGTATACAAACCAATTACTCAACTGCGTGTACCCGAAATACGCTCCTATATCGCTAGGATATAAAAGATTGTACTTAGCAGATAACTGCATCTTAATCTGATCCTCTACATCTCCGGCTACTATGTAATTGTCCTGATATATAGACATCGGGCTTACATATTCACTAGCCTGTACCGCACACGAGATCATCATTACCATCACACATGCAGAAAAACACACTAACATGAATAATAAGAATTCACCCTTTCTCATAAAACACCTCCGTTTTCCCCATGACTACAATATTATGTCTCCTCTGTCAATAACTTAATTGACATTTCACATACAACTTGTAATATATGACAACTCTCCTGTTAAGTTCTCTACGGTCTTTATCGGTGAATTCTCCTTCCGGTAGAGATCGTAGCGGATGACCTCTCAGACTGCTCAGGAAGCCTCATACGCCCTTCAAATCACAAAACCATACCAAAGTACGCCGTGATCCTCTAACCCCTATAAATGCCTTAATCGTCTATATACCCTATAGAGTACATAACTTCTCTCA